AATGGGACACCCAAGACCGTGGCGGCGAGGCAGGTTGCTTTACCCGCTGGAATGGTCTTGATGCAACCAACGTCATCATCGCTAAAAACGACACGTCATACGAAGTGCATGACTTTATTGAGGCCGTGCGCTCGCAGTATCCCGCAGCCACAACACCCGGCGGCTCAGAGTGGTATCTGCCTGCAATGGATGAGCTGGAGCTGCTGTATCGCAACTTTAAGTTTAACAATGCGGATAACCGCGACGATACGGTCAACCGCGTTTTCCCCGGTACGCAAGTAAGTGGCACTAACCCGTCATCGGCGATTGAGGGCTTCCAGTACGAGAACAGTCCACGCATACCTGATGTGACGTTCCTTGATTTGTTCAAGGAAGACAACGCGCAAGCGATTGATCTTGGTCGCTATTGGTCAACGACCGACGCCGATGAAGGAGGCCTTGCTTGGACCCAGTTCTTCGCTGTTTCTGGGGTTGAGGGCCTCCAGCTTGCCGCTACTAAAAACTCTGGGGACCGCAGCGTGCGTCCCGTCCGGCGCGTCGTCCTTTAGTTTTACTCGGGGACTCGTAAAATTAACCTTTACAGTTAAAGGAACAGAACATTATGACGATGGCAAAAGTAGAAAATGACGCAGTGACGGAAGTCGGTCTATCCCCAGAGCTTATGGGTTATCCAGTTAGAAGATTAAAAGCTATGGGATGGTATCCTGTTGAGGGTACAGAAAAACCCACTGACCCAGTTGACCCCGGTTATCGCTATGAATATGGCGCTGAATGGTCAGTTGCAGACGGCAAGGTTTACGGAGTATGGAATATTGCGCAGCGCCCTCAGCCTTACCCTAGCTGGACTTGGGTTGACGGTGAAGGCTGGGTTGCACCTGTAGCTTACCCAAGTGACGGCGGCGAATACTATTGGGATGAAGAAACTCAGGCGTGGGTTGAGGAAGATATGGGATGACAGATAAAGCCCTATCTAGCCCTTGCGTAGATGTCTGTGAGCTAGACTCTGACTTTGTTTGCATCGGCTGCGGCAGGACTATCGACGAAGTGCTTAAGTGGCCTGAATACACAGACGAGCAGAAGAAGGCCGTCTTAGACAGAATCTTTAAAGGATCTTGACATGGAACCAACACTAATCATCAACGTACTTTTATCTGTTGTCCTCATGGGCATGGGTTGGTGGATGAACACCATCTGGCAAGCAGTTAAGCGTCTTCAATCGGATATGTCAGATATGGAGCGACACGCTACAGAGACGTATGTTCGTCGTGATGATTACCGAGATGATATGATCGAGGTCAAAGCTCTGATTCGCCAGATCCTTTCTAAATTAGATGATAAGGCAGACAGGTAATGTGGGCAGGTATTGTATCGGCTGTGGCCGGGATTGCTAAGTCTTGGATAGATAGCAAGAAAGCTAAGTACGAAGCAGAAAAGACCTTCCAAATGAAGATGGCTGAGATGGAAGCTACTTGGGACTTGATTGCTCTCAGGCAAGCACAGTACAGCATCAAAGATGAGATCATAACCATCATTATCTTCTTTCCGCTAGTTGCTTGGTGGTTTCCTTCTCTAAGGCCACAAGCTCTTCAGTGGGCAGAGTTCGTCACTACCATGCCATACTGGTACCAGATGGTTATGTTCGGCATTGTAGCGGCTTCCTTTGGCCTTCGCTGGTGGTTTGGTAAGCAAGGGTTCAACATAAAAAAAGGCAGCCCGTAGAAAGCTGCCCATAATAAGAACTTTTACCCGGCATCCGCCGGGTTTTTTATGCCCGGTAACTTAAGTGTACTCAACCAAGACTTCAAAGATACTTGGTTGGTTGTTTTGCAGCATCTCCATAGCAGCCTCAAAGTTACCCTTTGTCTCTGCCAGCATCTTGGCATTAGCAATAGCGCGGGTTTTTACAGTGGTTGCGTACTTAGAGTTAAGGCACTCGTAGGCAGCAAGGGTTAGGTTGTCGTTATCAATCGCGTCTAACATCCCCTTGAAGTTTAGCAGCGAAGGCACCCCCACGTTATAAGCCATGTCTAGCAGAACAATCTGCTCTGACTTGCTGCACATAGGCCAGATGCCTAGTTTATTTTCTAACTCCTCAGAAATACGCGCTAGGTCTTGCTTCATCAGCATCTCTGCCCAGTCCTCAGCATCCTTGCGTGAGTTCCACTTGACTCTATTCATCAAGGCTCTGACTTCATTGGTTGTCAGCGGGTGGGCCTCTAGGTTACGTCCGTAGCCGATGGTAACCTTCCCTACAGTGTCAAAGTAAGGCTTGTCCTTGAACCCCTCTAGTTGCTTCAATCGTTCCACAAATGAATCAGTAATCATCTTCCAGCTCCATTAGTAGCTCAATGTAGTGCTTGGCCTTCTCCAAGTCTTTTAGCCCGTCTTTATGCCGCCAGCGTGTGACATATTTTACTACGTTGCCTTCACAGAAACTAAGATTGTTAGCGTGGATGTACTCGATAGGCTGTATGCCACCTTGCCGATAGTGGTCGCCACCAATCATCTTGTCTCTAGCCTTTTCTGTCGCCCTGTCAATAGCATCCCACTGCTCTGGTGTAGCATCGTCAATACAGATTCTTTGTCCGGGTGCATAGTCTCGGTCGTAGTCGTCTATCAACTGATTCTGCCAAGACGCTATCTCTGCATCTGGGCAGTTGTGGTACATAAAGTTATCGTCTGTGTATACTTTAGTCATTCTCTATACTCCTGTACTGCCAAATCCTCTGACATCTCTGTGTGTTCTACCTAACTCGCTGACTACTTGCAACTGAGTAGCCTCGTACCGCTGCACAACTAACTGAGCGATCCGCATTCCGATGTCTACCTCAAAAGGCTTGTCGCTATGATTAACTAGCACAGCAGCAATACCACCTCGATAGTCAGAGTCTACTACACCAGCCAGCACGTCAATACCGTGCTTAACAGATAAGCCGCTTCTAGGCCATATAAATCCAACATGGTACTCAGGTATAGCTACAGCAATGCCTGTCTCAACAGCTAGCCACTGACCTGCCGGAATAACCACATTCTCAGCAGAGTATAAGTCCCATCCAGCAGCGCCGGGTGTAGCCTTAGTTGGTACGATAGCCTCTGGCAGTAATAATTTTACATCTAGCATATTAACCGTACCCCCAAATACAAAAGTCAAAGCCTACTTTCCAGATATTAGCGCTAATCCTAAAGAAAGAGTCACCACCAAACTGCGCTCCTAAACAAAAGTATGTAGACCTTGACTGGTCAATCTCAAAGTGCAGCAAGCATTTGTTCTTAATGCAAACTAAATCTAGACAAGCATATCTGTAATCACCAATAGAGATAGATTCGTAGTCAATCCATTTCATACTCAAAACTCCGCACATTATTCCGATTTTCTAACATGATTCGTTAGCAGATTACTTTATGTTACTTCGCAACCCGCAGGGCCGCACGCAACTTCTCCAGTCAAGTCAGTATTATCCTCTGTCTCTCGCACTTGTGTCAAGTCAATCTCATCAAGCGCAGATTCCATGATCTCGTACTGCTCTTGTGTGATGTCTTCAAAGGGTGCTTGTTTGTAAGTGCCACCCATGTAAGGAAGCACAGAGATACCGTTAAAGTGATTGCGGTTTTTCCACATCCACTCACCTACGCTCTCCCACTCATCTTCTTTGACAGAGATAGTAACAGAGACATTGTGACTGTTCTGACCATCACGGTGTCCTGCTCGTACCCACTCAGCGTTAAATCGACTAACACGCTTTAACAAGTCCATCGGTGACTCTTGACGCAAGATCGACCCTTCTGGTGCAGCTTGTGGCACCTCAATCACCGCCTGATCGTTGGGACGGAAGTATTCATCCTCAACCAAGGCAGGGTGATTCTCTGCTAGGTATCCGTAGATAGCCTCATCTTTACCCACCCGCATACGGCGAATGTAGTAGTCGTTGTGCCAAGCGTGAATGCCTGAGCTGGTTCCTAGCACAAGACTGCTGGTGCCTGACGGCTTGATCGTGGTAGTACGCGCTGCCTCGTTGATGCCTAGTTTCTTGGCAACACGAGCGTTTTCGTCTAGCACAGCCTGAGTAGCTTCCTCTAAGTCAAGGTCAAGCACTGCACCAGAGGCAATACCTGTCATACCTACACCAATCAGAGCGTCTTTCTCTGTCGTCTCTTTCCACACATCACGAAGGTAGTGGAAGTCGGTGTAACCAGCTTGTAGTGTGCCAATAAATGACGCAGCTTTAGCGCGTTCGTTTAAGTCTTGCTGATTGGCAACATTACTTACATTTAGCTCACAAAGGTTACAGAATTGATACGGGCGTAATCCAATCTCACAACATGGATTGGAACCCCAATCTTTATCATTGCTAAAGAATACACCCGGCTCTCCTGACTCAGACGCTACGATCTTTTGCCATAGGTCGTCAAAGTCTCGACGTGTGACCTTGTGCCGCAGGATTACAGCAGAATTGTTTGCGCGGCCACGGTGAGGGTTTGTCTCCCACCATGAACCGTGCTTTGCAGTCAGCATCTCCTCGTCATCCATGCTAAACAGGCTAATAAGAGCAGCACGCCGAATGCCGCCAGCAAGAACAGCATCAGCGATGTAACACATGATGTCGTGGACTTGGATAGGCTGTAGCTGCACGCCGCGACCTGAATGCTCTAGCGCTGTGTCAAAAACCTTCTCGATGTTGTGAAGGCAATCTTTAAGTGGCTGTGGGCCGGGAGCTTTGCCACCAGACGTAATCAGAGCAGCTCCCTTGGGGCGAATGTCAGAGAAGTCAAACACAGGACGTGGCTTACCGTAGAAGTAGGACTCACAAAGAATCTTTACTGCGTCTGCCCAACCCTCGATGCTGTCACCGACTAGGAATCGCTTGCGCTTCTTCAGTGGCCCTACAACAGCAGGTAGCTCAGAGACGTGGTGACGCTGGACTGAGTAGCCTACCCCTGTACCACCTAGTAGCAAGAACATCGCCTCTGCAAAGCTATCTGGGTGATCCACTGGCATGTAAGCACAGTTAAAGATACGGTTTGGGCTGTTCTGGATAGGCTTGCCACCAAACTGCAACGACCGCATCGACGGCAGCACTTTCTTAGTCAGCACAAAGTTCTTGTAAACTTCCTGAATCTCTTTCTTGAGCTTAGGGTACTTGTTGATGTGCATAGCCATGTTGCGCTCGACTAGCTCTTCCCAAGTCTCACGGCGTCCGATCTCTGGCACGAACTTTGAATACTTTGTAAATGTAACGATGTCTGACAAGATCTGTGCCGACTTTGTTGTGATTGCGCTTTCACTCATTCAGGTTGCCTCCGTAATAATCAATCAGTGTTTTAAATGCTTCTTTCAAAGTATGCTCTGTCTCTTTAGAATCTAGTCCTTCTGTTTCGCATACGATACTATAGTCTTCTTGAAGAAATTGAAGAGTAAGCTCTTGTTTAACATCAAGTGAAAACGGGATATAAACATTGCCGTATTCATCAGTCTTTACTGTAGTTTCCATGTCAGTTCCTTTCACTTTATGAAAGTTTCTCGAATCCACGATCTGTTGAGAACCAAATTTCTTCTACGTTGGCCTCTTCTAGTGCCAAGCGGCAGATAGGGCAAGGTCTGCTATTGCGTAGTGAGCCGTGCTTGTTTATCCGTGCCACAACCATAGTCACTATGTCATCTCTTGCCCTAATCAATGCCGCTATCTCTGCGTGGAGACTTACTTTCTGATCTTTCCCCGTCCTCTTAGCATACTCCGCTTGGAGTGGGTGAGTTTTGCGAGAGTTGGTAGCGTAACTAACAATCTGCCCTCGTTTGTCCAGACAGATGGCAGCGTGCCTGAACTTAGCTTCGCTGTGTTTAGCGT